CACACGAAAACCTATACGTGCTACTGGCGATGAATCCAGCTCACATCAACCTGTTAATTTTGCATGGCATCTAGATGCGCTTGGAGAAACTCCGGAGTAACCTCCGCTGTTTCTAAACCAACCGAATTTCCAGTGCCACTGTTTCCTCTACTAGGTGCTAGGGGCCTAGACGATTTACTAGCGTTTCCATTCTGTTGTGAAGCAATTCGCATTCCTTCACTCAATACATTATACTCGTTCTGCAAAAGAGGCAACCAATCCTGCGGTGGAAATTGAGTTTGCGATAATCTCTTTCCAACCTCTATCATTGCATCCTTCTTTAAAGCGTAGTCAGCATCAGACCCTTGTATTTGATTCTCCCACTGAGTAATAGCTTGATACGCCGTATTGGCAGCGGTATCATAATTATCTTGATGCTGCGCATAATCTTGACTCATCTGATTAAAATTAGCTTGAGCTTGATCCTGAGCGCTATCTGTAGATCTTTGCGATGCTAATCTATTAGCCCAATCCTCACTCATCTCTAGATTTTCTACAGCGTTAGATAAATCCTCATGATCGTTATAAGAAGAGGCCTCGTTATCGTTCCTGTTTACGCCCAACTTCTCACCGATGTTATCAGCAAATTGATCCAATGCTTGTAACGCGTTAACAGCCTTATTGTAATCACCGGAATTAAGATTATTAAACACATTTAATGACCAATTTAGTTGGTCGGGATTAGTTGTAGAATCCAAGATATAATCTTGTAACTCCTTAGAACCAGATAATTCCTGGTTTGTTGTTTCCAACTCTTTAGCATGGTTGATCCAATGCTCAAATCTTTCTTGGGCCTTAGGTTTTAGGTTGCCATAAACATCGGCGTCTTCTTCGCTTAAGTCTGCTGGCGTTTCGCTTCCCGAGCTTGTTGAAATCTCCTCTGTTGATGTCTCTGATCCACCATCTTCTGCACTGATGGATTTTTGCTGTTCCGTCTCAGCTTCTTTGTAGGTGGGAGCGTTAGTAGTGATCTCTTCATCTGCGTCGACATTTGGTCCCTCCGAACCGCGCATATCACTCAATGCATCTTCTAGGATATGCAGGGTATCTTCGTACTCGTCAATGGATTCTTCTACTACAGGTGATTCTTCTACCTCTTGTTTGTCTTCAGCCATTACATTCCTCCCTGGGGCGTGCGTTGGTTGTTTCTGAGTCTTTGGTTTGTTCTATTCTCGGGCGCGTTTACTGCCTCATTTACCTGTTGTGGCGGTGCCGCTTGTGGCGGTTGTGCTGCACTACCTGCCGAACCAGATGACTTGCCCATAGCCTGTTGCATAACTTGATCTTGCATCATAGCTTGTTGCATCTCTTCTGGCAAAGGTGGTAGAAATTTACCAATATCTATCCTCTCATCAAAACGTTTAAATGTCTCCTCCAGCAACTGAACATAAGGATTAAATTGATCTGGTATACCCATTTGCCTGATTTGCTGAACAAATTGAATATTCTGCATAATGATCGGCATTAGCTCTATCCACCGCATCTTCTCTGCATCGCTATCTGGCATACCCGTACTACCAGCTGCAATATCTAAATACACAGAATCGTATAATTGCTGTTTATTTAACATAGGCCAAAATGCATGTGGTCCAGCAATCTCTATTGCCTGCTGTGGTTGTAATTCTTGCAATAGAATCTCAGCTGCAAACCAAGCTAAATCTTTTAACCAACCTTCTGTGATATCTACTTTCTCTGCCACTCTCGTAGCTAAACCCGCTTGTTGGATATTTGCTTCTGTTGCAGTCTTTGCTCGCATTATACCGCCACGTTGGGCATCACCAAGACCACTTATCCATTCCATATCTGTACGTAACGCTGTAGTATCATATACAGCAGGATTCATGGGAGGGGGATTTGAAGGTTGAAACACAGATCTTACATCTTGACCAGAAGCATTTATCAATGCTATTTCCCCAATAGCGGCATTACTGAAAACTTCTATATCTTCATAATTAACACGTGAGGCATCTGCAACAAAGAAAGGAGCAGAGAGTTCTCGATGTTTAGCTTGTTGTGTTCTTATAGTATTATATTCGTCTTGCAATGACATCAACAATTCCGTTTCGGATACTGGCCATTCCTCGCCATCAATCCAATTTAAACCTAACACGAAATACGGAAAAAACTTACTGCCCATACGCTGTGGATAAAAAGGTTCTTTAACCCATTTTTCACAACCATCAACCCACGTATATACAGTCTGTGTAGTTCTGTCCCAATACTCCCAAACAGCCATTGCTAAGTTTACATCTTCTGAACTAGAAGAGGATGGCATCTGATCGCGTCTTAAACGATTCACAATACCATCTTGTGTTCTGCGATAGATTGTAAACTTCTCCATCTCTTCTTTTGTCAGATCGAAGCGATCCATAACATCTGGCGGTGTCATCCAAGTTACATTGGCAATCCATTTGGCTTGGTCATAATCTTGTAGTGTATCAAGTGATGTATCCATACGAAAATCTTCTGGACGGATAAAACCAAGATTCAAACCTTCTCTTTGCATTACTTCTACATTGGCTTGCAATGAAGCAATTGTGTTTTCTACCTCTTCTACTAATTGATCTTTCTCGCCCGTATATTCATTGTTGTCCATCAACTGCTTGATGTCACTCTTCATGGCAGCTAAACTATCTTGTGCATCATTGAATTGCCTACTAACTAATGGATCAGTATAATAATCTCGTTGATAAGTTACCTTGACAATACCAATCTTACTAGTCATGCACGACCGTAAAACCTGTTTAGCTATTTTCTTTAGCTCTGCTTTCTTTAGTGACTCATTCAAAACAATTTGTAATGTCTGTGAAAACAAATCAGCTATGCGATATTCATACCCACTAGGTTCTACCCATGCGTCTGGTCGAATTCTTATTTCAGGATTTTTAGCATAAATATGAGGCAACAAACCTTGCAAGGTAGCATGTATAATATTACCCTTAATTAAGCGATTACCTTCCTGCATAACCTGCGTATCAGTCATTACTTGAGACTGATTATTCAATCTTCCTAATGCATATTTCCTGGCGTGCTCAATTTCCTTATATTTGACCTTCCATTTCCTATATGACATCTCAACATTCTGCTGGAATTTCTTGAGCAAACCCTTCGCATTAGGATTTATCTGAGCGTTTAAGTCAGTAGTACCACTTAGAATACCTAAATTATCTGCCATGGGTCATCCCTATCGTATAATTCATCAATTTTGTCTAACCACTCCATCGTGAAAGGTTTAGGAACCTTTGGTTTCGGTTTTGGTTTGACCGTTCTTGCGCGCCTCAGCATCAATCCATACCTTGTTGCATCAAACAAATGATCCTCTGCGCTAGTATCTATATCTTCTACCCTTTTTGGATCCGCAGGCAATGGCGGAACCGTACGTAACCAATGCTTGCAGCTACTGAAAACCTTAAGGCTTTCATTCGACAACCTATCCACAATCTCTTGCAAGCCCTGCACTCTAGATCCCGGACCTTTTGCACTAGACTCCCACATAACACCATAATCAGCAAATACGTCTGCAACACTTTTATGGCGACCGTCACGCATGAAGATCGCAGAATCGGCCACACTGCTTTTAAATTTGATCTTTTGCTTTCGCTCCAACTCCTCAGCATCGTTTATCTCCCTCGCTATTTCTTCTATTGGGCTTTCACTTCCCTTGTTAGGTTTCGAACTCCAATAACGTTCTCTGTAGATATAGATTATACCATCATAGTCTTGAGTGAACCAGACACATCCAGCTGGAGACTTATAACCATGGTCATATGATTTCCATCTTTTCCACTCTAAAGGAATATCAAATGGCTCCACTACATGTATCTTTGGATCCCACACGCCCTCGAAGAAAGCGCCTGGCGCTATGTTCCAGTCACCATCTAACCATGCTCTAACGAGCCATTCTGGTCCACTCTTTTTGATCCGATCAATGTAACCCGGATCATTCTCCATCAGAGGAGTATTGTCTTGGATCTTAGATGGGATAAATATTGATTCCCCATCGTCATTGTCGATGTACCTTTCTTTCACCCAATTATGTCCTGGCCCGCCCGGGTTAGCAGAAGCTCTGAATAGAACCGGCACTCCGGCAGCAGAACGCATGGTTGCACCGAGCATGTCAATAGGTTCTGGCGATGGCCAGTTACCAAGTTCGTCAAAACCTAGGAAAGTTACCGAAAATCCCTGCAGCTTCATAGCATCAGAGTCTTCATCAAGATGTTTAAGTTGTAGCACAGCTCCGCTGGGCGAGACCCATTTTCGCTCCCCGACTTTCCATTCCCAACCTTCTTGCACGAAGACGTACTGGCCTAGCTTTATGAGCTCTCCCGTTTCTGGGAATGACCGGCGGAACAGAAGACCTTGCGCCTCTTTCCCGTATTTCTCTGCGTGCTTGCGAAATGCTAAAAGCATTCCAACACTTTTTGAACCTCCCCGCGCTCCGCCAAACAGTATATGAGGATGCTCGCTATTAACAAACTTCTTCTGTGGACCTTCGAGTGCTGTCCAGCGTGTCTTCCGCGATTCCAAACGTCTTTGCATCTCTGATAAAAGCAAAGCACGAATCTCGTCCTTGGGGAGTCCATTGGCCAAAGCGATTGAAAGACTCAACCCCCGCCTCCGATTGTTTCGAAGAAAGATACAACACTTTCAGGACATGGTATCAGATACGATTCATATGTTGTGGTGATAACGCCCGCACCATAACTTTGTTCAGTACCAACCTCTTGCGTGGTTCTTGTCCAGATATTAAAAACACCTTGATCCTTGTTATATTCTATTTTCCTTACAGCGCCTAATAAAATCTCACTAATTGCGGGTCCGCCAACAATGGCCGTATGTATTGCCGCAGTAGTACCCAACACTCCGCGATTTGCTGTTGATGTTAATTGAAACTCATCAAAACCACTGGCGCTCGTAGATCTGGGGTTAATACTAGTATACTGTATAATTTCATCATCAATACGTATATAACCACTAGTCGGCCAATAAGAAAGAGGAAAAAGAGAGGGTGTTCCAGGGGTAGGTGTTGTTGCTGGTATTACTAAAGCAGTCGCATTAATAGTAACTTGTAAGATTGCTTGAGTAAATGTACCGTTGGTGCCGGCATACGACCCAAAGTTTCCAGGATATTCTACTAAACCAACGTCAGCACTAGTGGGTATCCAAGCCTGGGCGTTTATGTAATCAATTACATCCTTAGCGCTTTTATTATAGGCAGGAACCACCAGCTTGCTGATGTTCTTTATAACAGCCATAATTAATAAGCGCGTTTAGCTTTGCTTTTCTTACGCCCTTGAGTTACTGTTTGACCAGTTTTCTTGGCTTCTTGTATGGCAGCCTTTTTTCCTTTCGCTGTATAAGCAAAATGTTTATCTCCGACTTTTGGCATTACGCTTTCCTCTCTTGTTTGATTCCAGGATACTTTCTCTTTACTGCCGACTTAACCCGCGCTTTCAACGCTGGTGTTCCATGTTGAGAAACTCTAGCTAAAGCGTTTCTTGCATGACTAGCATCGTTGATAGGATAACTCCTATCAGGACCCGCGAAGTCTTTAGACGGAATTGCTTTTCTTTTTGCTGTTGTTAGTTTAGCCATTATCCGAAACCGCCCATTGTAGGTAACATTCCTCCCATTCCGCCGGTGTAACTTCCGGTTCTAAATCCTGGGGCTTTCATGGAAGATGTGCTTGCTCCGGCCACACCTGTTCCAAGCAAACGAGCAGCTTCAGCCTCTTCTGCCATAGATTTTCTAACCATAGCTAGACCAGGTCTCTCGCTAAACATTTTGCCAGAGCCTTTGCGAATAGGAGCTGGCGAAAAGGAACTACCCATCATCTCTATAGGGGGTGGCCGTTTCCATGGATCTTCTACCGGTTCTGGAGTAAATGGTTCCGGCGAAGGCGGTGGATACATAGACATCATATGCTCGTCCAGTTTAGCTCTGAAGGATGGATCCTCCATACGAGCATCAAACCCTGCAGAGCTTGGATCAAATGGATCATTAACTTCTGGACCAAAACTTTCTGTCGCTTGTGCCGGCATTACTGAGCGTCTTACTGCTGATGGTCTTCGGTTAATTCTTGCCATTACGTAGACGCCAAGTAGGTTTCAACATCTACAGCAGCACTAGCATGTGCGTTGTAAGCTGTGATAGTTGTAATATCTGCTAATGTTGGCACGCCAACCGTTCCGCTAGCTACGCCCTGTGAACCACCAAGAGAACAAATAAACGATTGTCCAGGAGTTACAGACACCCACTGGTTACTAGAAACTGTACGTATATTTAAACTAATGGGATTAGCGTTGTCTTTATTCGTGATTCTTACGTATTTAGCGGTAGAATACACGACCTTACCAGGACCAATAACCGTGCCAAAATCATACAACGTTATCAATGTAACCGCTGGGATTGTGGCTATTCTCTGCGTTATCTCGTTAATAGAAGCTACAGTTACCGTGTTTGTAGCACTGTAGTCAGAACCATTAAGAGATACTGCCTCTGTCAGTTTTACCGTTAGCGTCCCCGAAGAGATGGTTGTCGCCATTATGCGTAATCCGTTTTCAGTAGATTAAGATAAACATAACCATCGATGCCAGAGACTGGTGTTACCACGATATCTGGATTCGTTGCATCGCCTGGTTGCGTTGCCCCGTTTGGTATTGAATGACTGAAAGAGCCTGTATAATTAACGTTAGTAGCATCTGTCGTGCCAGTTCCAGTGAAAGATACATTAACTGGAGAATCAACAGACCATTCCATACTCGTGATCGTAAACTTCTTGAATCCACTAGTTCCATCGTACATACCGCGTAAGGTACTAGCATCCACGGTCATACCTACACCACCGTT